ATGTTCCAGAAGGTCAACCGATTTGTAAACCAGTTTCGTGAATTAGAGAAACAAGAATTTTCGCTGACAGAAGAAGAGGAGAAGCGGTGGCGTTCACTTAAAGAGAAATTATCTTCCCCGACAGCAGATGGCCCCAACCTCTCCCATTACCGTCGCCTCATCGTCTTTGCGGGGTTGTACCCCCGTGTTGGTACCAGCTTTCTGGCCAGCAATTTGGCCTACTACCTAGCGGGAAAAGGAACTCCCACTACGTTGTGCGAGCTGCCCAGAACCGTGTCCCATTACTATTTCGCACTGGATTTCGAACGGAGAGCGCATCCAGACCCCAAAGAAACCACAAAGTATCAGCTGTTGATGCAAAACAACCAGCTTAAAATACACGTCGATACTACCTTCCAGAAACGAAATCCTTCCCACGTTGATATTACCAATTGGCTTCTCATGGTTACGAAAGACTCACCCTGTGTCGTTGTTGATTTGTCCTCACAATGGGACCATCCACTGGCAGAACCGGTTTTGGAGATAATGGATGAAATGTGGATGGTAATTGATGGGGACGTATCCCGCCTGACACAACTGATGCTCTCGCAATCCCCCCCTCCAACATGGCAAAGCAAAAGCGCCAAGGTGAAACTCCTAGCCAATCGATGGAGTCCTTATTTATCACGCATGGACAACAGACAGAAAGTAGAGGGCACCCTTTCGTTGTGGGATGAACTGGCGGAACAGAGAAAACTCGCGGCGTTCGTTCCTCACATCGACAGTGAGAAGGTGTCCCGTGCACAGTCAAAGGCTTGCCTGCTGCTGGAGATGTATCCCGAGGAATGCAAATGGTTCGAGGCAATTGCGCGAACAGAAAAGGGAAGGGTGTTATGAAGAAACAGACACTGTTAACGATTGGCTTCCTTTCGCTGCTGATGGCGGCAGCAAGTTTTTACGCTGCAACTTACTATCTGGATGCACTCGCTTCTGAACGATTATTTGCGCCTGTCGTAAAAGTAGCGAAAGGCAAAGAGATTTCCCCGTACGAGCCCATTACCAGGGACGATGTAGTGCTCGTTCAGGAGGAGGCAGATGAAATTTTCCCCGGCGCATTACAGACGTTGGAGAGTGTGCTGGGAAAAAGAAGCATGCAGCCATTGTATGAGGGGGAGCAGCTGCTCAAAGAAAAACTTTCGGAAACGCAGTTGTTGCCTCAAATAGGGGAAGCGAGATATGAGTTCCCTCTACACTCGATCATGCCGATCACGGAGCTTCGCAAGGGAGACAAGGTCAAGGTGTGGGTCAAGTACAAGCCGCTGACGGAGCTGCAGTCCATGCCGGCGCCCGCACATTTTCACAAGAGCAATCATACAGCGGATCCGTTGTTTATCAGTCAGCTCGTAACTGTGAAAGACAACAACGGGGTTGAAATTTATACCCTGAAGCCCAACCTGCTGCCACCGGCTGAACAGATGGATTCCGCAGTATTCAAGGGTTCAGAAGCGAAGAAATACGCAAATGGGGAGAAGCGGTATCGGGACTATCGATCGCAGCCGAGTTCACTGCCTGCTTATATTGGATTCAATCTGACCGACGAACAGTTTACTGCCTTAAGTGAGGCAATGAACTACGGAACGATACAAATTGGTCACGTGCTTGTACAGGAGGAGGTGCACAAAAAATGAAGATATTGGTTTGCTACCCGATGAAATCTCTGGTCCATTCCTTTTTGCCAAACGGGTGCGAAGCGCTGGCAGCAGAATATGATGAAGAGTTTTTTCGATTGGCATCCATCTATCAACCGGAGGCAGTTGTTGTGTTTTCCGAAATGTTCACGACACCGCCTTGGGAATGGATTCCTTCCGTCCGTGCTTGCCTTGACGAACGGGTGGCAGTACTCATTGCACCGATATGCAAAGATGAACCGCTCATCCACACGGTGATAGAACAGGCACGGTTTCCAAACACGTACGTATTGCCTGCAGCTGCCACACATGAAGAGCTTCGCAGTCGGATCGGGATGATTCTGGGAATCGCAGCGACGCAGCAGGAGCCAATCCTGCAAGGTACGGGTTTGGTTTACGCACTTCTGAGCTACGGTGCATCGGGTATTACGACGTTCTGCATCAATTATCCCATTCTCCTCGCCAAGCGAAATCCGGACAAACGAATTGCGGTTATCGACATGAATGGTGAAAAACCGGATCTGACCCGTTTTTTTCGTCTGCATCAGCATCAGTTGGCTTTATACCGTCCCGATTTGCTGGATAAAGCTTCGGCAGTGAAACGCAATTGGGCAGCGGTTTTTAAACAGAGCAGCGGCGTGGAAAATCTGTATTACGCCAACGGGACGATCAAATGGAAGAGCAATGAACTGTACAATCTGATAGAAGCTTTGCGCCAGCAATTTGATTACGTCTATCTCGATTGGGGGTATTGTTTTCCCGAAACTGAAGCGCTTCATCGTCTCTTGTTATCAGCGGATCGCAATCTGTTTTTCGTTCGGGCGGATCCGTTTAGCGTGGAGAGTGCAAAAGCATGGATTACCCGTTGGCTTGGTCAAGGGATTCAACATGAAGTTTTGGTTAGTCACTTTGACAAAGGAAACTCCCATCGGATCGGAGAGGGGTTATCCGTCTATGGTGTCGTACCGCGTATTTCCGAAAATCGTCTTATTCAATCTCATCGCAGTCACAGCGCGCTGGTGGAAGAGTTTTTTCCACCCAAGCAGTATATCAACAGCCTGCAAGAGATAGCAGATGCCGATAAACGGAAACGAGGAGCGGTCATATACGGATGAAAAACATTGCCTCAGATCGAAAGTCCTTACAACTGACAACGGCAGAAGAATTCAAACAGGCAGCTCGTGACTACCTGAACAACTTTGGCACGACGAGGGAAGAAAAGCTGGAGATGCAGCGCATTCTCACAATGGCGGAAAATGGGGATCGGGAAAGTCACAATCACATAATTGTTCGATTGCAACACTACTTTGAGGAGGTGGTGAAACGGCCCGTTACGGAGCAAATCCTTCCCTGTGTAAACGGATATGAAGGCATTGCATTTTCCACCTATGGATGGGGGATTTTGGATGTTGTGCTCCACCTTTCCCCATGGATTGAGGAGGTGCGCATTTCTGCAGGGAAAAACGTTGCTTATTTGGAACAAGGGGTAAAAAAGTTTTTGGAGTATAAGCCTACGTGGCAAGAGGTAGAGATCTTGCAGCAAAAGTTAACAAACACAGCGGGACTTTCCTTCAATGAAAAAAAACCGCGGTTAAGCGGGTACCTGGATACGTTAAAGGCTCGGCTTACCATGTTTACCTTTCCCTATTCAAGGGTGCCAACGGTACTGGTAAGACGCTTTACCACGCGATCGTTTTCCCTGGACCAACTGCGCACACAAGACCTTCCGACATTTGATGAAAAGGTGCAGCTGCTGCTGGAACAGCAAGTATACGGCCGCAGCAATGTGTTGGTGATTGGTCCCATGGCTGCGGGAAAAACGACACTCATGATTTGCATGTTAAAGTTGAAAGACCCTTCCTCCGACTATATCACCATATATGAAAGCGAACATGAGATGCGGTTTGGCGATATGTGGCCGGGAGAGGTGATTGAACTGCAAAACGTCGAGGAGATTGGCATTGAGCTGGGTCATTGCTTCAAAGACATGTACCGGACAACGGCCAACACCATATTGATCGGTGAAATTCGGGAACCGATCGAGGCCTATCAGTTCGTGAATGCCGGTATTCGGGGAACAGACGCAACCATTGCAGCTTTGCACGAACGCTTCCCTCACAAAGCGTTAAATGATCTGACTGATCTGGTGTATCAGTATGGAGGCAGGAGTATTGAATTAACGCAGGAGCGAATTAGTCGGGCTGTGAATTTCATCAACTCCCTTCAGTATCGGCGCAACGGACATCGTTTCATTGACGCAATCCATGTAACGGAATGGAACGACACCATGCAAAGAGTGGAGTCCGTGCCGCTGGTCCAGCGCAATCTGGCTACGGGTGAGTACGAATGGACGGGCAGGAAACTGGAGGGGCATCTGGCAGAATACATGTGCAGCCTGGGCCAGGCGGATGTGGATGTATTGCGAAGCTTGCGTGTGACCGATATAGGACGGCAGGTATGAAGATGATGATTCTGCTGCCCATGTCCGTCTGTCTCTTGGCCGGCTTTTTGTTCCTGGGCTTGTACGTTCAGAAAATTTGGTCAACCCCAAAAGTTTTTTTCCCAAAAACCGTGTGGACCTTGCGGGAAAAACTCTTGCAAAACCCCTCCAGGAGAATGTTATACGAGCGGTATGCGGAATGGTGCACAGTTGCAGGGGGGCAGCCGGAGAGTTACATTTTGTTCTCCCTTATCGGAGCCGTCGCCGGTTTCCTCTCAGGAGTATTGTTGCAAAACCTGATCGTCTCACTCTCGCTTTTTTTCCTGTTCATCCTGCTGCCGACACTCCTTCTGTATGCCAGGTACACGGTACGCATCAATCAAAAGGTCCAATCGTTTTGTCGCTTCGTGGAACTCTTCTCCAGATATTACAGCAGTCGAAAAAACATCATCTTAACCTTTCGGGAAATGGTTGCCGAGTGCCCGAAAGAACTACTGCCGGAATTGATTCTGCTCAACAACACGCTCACAGACGGTGGCAGCTTGGTTGCGGCAGTGGAAGAGTTTGCAGAACGGCTGCACCATCCCTGGGCGTATGACTTTGCTACCTATGTGGCAAGCGGCTTGGAAGGGGAGACGGAGGATATACAAACGTCCCTCAACCGTTTGACCAATGAGATGTTTGTCCAACAGGACGAAAAAGAGGAAAGGGATAGTGAGATTTACGCGATTTGGATCAGTTTGCTTTTGGTGATCGCCATCTGTCTCTGTCTGATACCGTACAATCAAACGCTGTTAAAGGATTCCTACCGTCTCTACTTTTTTACGGCCGACGGTCAGGCGATTCTTTCACTGGCAAGTGCGGTGTGGTGCTTGTCCATCCTGTTGGCGTTCATTTGGGGACGGAGGTATCGGTAATGATGTTGATGATGTTATACGTACTGATCGGTATGGGCTCACTGTGCATGTTCGTGGTTTTCTTCACGGTGGTGGGAACGATTGTGTTGCGGGCACGCCATCGGTTATTCGTGTCCCAACGTTGGTGGCAGACTTGGGAAAAGGTGATGGCTTCCGAGGAAGAGCCAAAGTGGGCATCGTTATTGAAGCGGGCGGGCCGGCCGTTTGGATGGGGAAAAGCAGAATGGATCTTTACCCAACTGGTCAGCGGCAGTGTGATGGTGCTGCTCCGGGTACTGGTTGCTCTGTTTTCCGGTGAGGGTGATTTCCCATTCCTTTCACTTATGCTTTCATCAGCCGTTGGATTTTTGCTTCCTTACTTCTTGCTGAAAGCGTGGGCGGGATATCGGGAAGAAGTGTTGAGCAACGACATTGCCCGCTTTATCAATCGGTACGTGAATTTGCTGGAAAACCACGTTCCCGTGTACAACGCGATGGCCAAGGCGGCCAGACCCACCCGGAAATTAAAGGAGTATATCCCCACTTTGTCCGAGTGGAATAAAGACCCGGACGAAGCCTTGGAAGCATTCAAGCAAAAATTGGGCGTGGATGACGCGATTATTCTCGTATCCAGCATGCGGACTATCGAGCAGTTGAACGAAAGTCAAATGGCAACGACGATGCAGCGGTTGGAGTGGGCTGTCGACAATCGCAGGATGTTTCGTCATCGCAAAAAAATCAAATCGCTGGGGATCGGGTACAGTGTGATTGTTTACCCTGCTTTTTACATGGGGTTGTTGGTCGCCATGTTTCCCTGGTACAAGCTCCTGACCGAGATTCTGGACAAATATCTCGTATAGAAAGGATCTGTACATGTGAGCAAGCTCTTTTCTGTTCTCATTTGCATCGTTTTTACGTTGGGAATCATCGTGGCCAGTATGGCAAAAGTGAATGAATCCATTGTAAAAGAGGACGGCTTGCGTGACCGCGCTGTTCGGTGGATCGATAATGCCGTTCCTTCCAATTAAATCGAACAGTCAAAGGAGAGTGGTTCTCAATGTCAAAAATGTTTTTCATCTTTGAATAGTAATCAGAAAACCTCATAAAATAAGGCGAATAAGGGGTAGAAAGGTGTTCGATGCAAACATTTTGCAAACCTTTATCACGCTAAAGTGCACTTTTGGAGGTGAAAATGGCCGCCTCTAGGGAGTCAACCGCCTCTTTTTGCATCGTAATCGAAACATGGCTATACCGGTCCAGAGTGATGCCGATATTGGCATGACCAAGCAGTTCGGAAACCACCTTGGGGTGGACGCCCTGCTCCAGAAGTAGCGTGGCCACAGTGTGCCGCAGATCATGGATGCGGATGCGCGGGAGACCGGCTTTATCCAAAAGCGAATCAAACTTCCGCCGCACTGGTGTTGCCGAATAGGGTTGACCGTCTTCCGGGCGGCAACAGACCAGGCCATCCGGGTTATATGTAGGCCCGATCAGAAGTTTCTGCTGTGCCTGTTCGGCTTTGTGGCGACGGAGAGGAGCGACCAAACTTTCCGGAAGGGAGATCACTCTTTCGCTGCTCTTGGTTTTGGGCTCGGTCAGACGAAACTCTCCTTTGGTTCTGACCAGCTGCTGGCGCACATGGATAAAACGTTTGTCCAGATCAATATCCTTCCACGCAAGGCCAAAAATCTCTGCATACCGCATGCCGGTTGTGACAGCCAGCAAGATCGGGATATACAGTTCATGATCCTTTGCTGCCTCCACAAGGCGCTGAACCTGCTCTCTGGTTAATACGGTCGTTTCCTTTTTCTCGACTCGTGGGAGCTCCACCATCTGAGCGACATTCCGGGGGATGATCTGCCAGCGCACAGCGTTTTCTAACGCCTTGTGCACCATCCCGTGAATGTGCCGTACAGTCATCGGTGATATACCGCCAGACCGATACTTGGCGCCGTCCTTCAGCAGATCGGCATACATCTTTTGCAGATGTATGGTCTTGAGGTCTTTCAGCTTCACACGGCCGATCAGCGGGATCACATAGCGCTGCGCTCGTTGACGATAGACCTCATACGTTGAGTGGCGGCACGAGACCATTGCGTAGTTCTCCAGCCAGTAGCTCATGTATTTCTCGACCGTCATATCCGTTGTGTCTACAAGGAGGCCCGTTTGGATCTCGCGCAACTTCTCGATCAGCGCTTGTTGAGCCTCCTTTTTAGTGTTGAACCCCGAAAACCACTTCTGTCGGCGCTTACCAGTGAGCTCATCCCGCGGCAGTTCTACGACAAAACACCACTTGTCTCCTCGTTTCCGGACATGTCCTTTCATCACTCATCCCTCCTGTTCACACAAACACACTCGTCTGCAGCAACTCTTCCAGATCGGCCATTTGGATGACCAAGTTCTCAACTTCCCAGTAGTCCACCCCTTCTTCCAGAGCGCGGCGGCGCAGAGGCGGGAGATGGATCCCGAACTTTCCCGGCTTGTCCGCGCTCAGAATCAATTCGCCCTGGGTGACACTGATAGCCAGGGAATCAGATATGAAATCCTCAACCCCCATCTTGTCAAACGGGGCTATCACCGGCACGAAAACTTTCTCCCGATCCCAAGAGAGGTCTCCTTTGCGAAAGCTGATCACCATCTGCATCGGGACCAATTTGTCACCATAGTAGTCGAAGAAAACCCGGATCTTCATCGGGCTGCCACCTCCCTGAACCAGAACGATTTTCGATACCGGCCGCGCTCATACTCAACACTTGCTTGCTCCCACCTACCGGCACTGATCCGACGCTTGATCTGATCCCAACGATCTTTTGCCATATCAAGCGTGACATGAAATGAGGATGCGATCAAATATGGGAAGTCCCATTCGTACTCCGGCAGGGGGAGACTTTGGATCATGTTGTATGGCGTCAGAGCGTACCTGGCAAAGTGTTCGGCCTGCTCTTCTTGCAGCTCTGCGAAGAGATCCGGCAACTCTGACTGCACACCGGCATGACCGCGTAGAAGGTGCCCCAGCTCGTGGAAAAAGTGTTTCCGCTGCTCAATCGCCGGTAACGTTTTGTCAATCACGATGCAGCGAAACTTCCCTTTCTCATACGCTAGGGAAGGGGATTCCTCATAAATCAGCCTGATGCCAAGTCGGGCTGCGATCCTTTCCTCCTGGATATCCTCGGGGGATAATATGCAGAGTGACTGGTACAGGTCTGAGATTCGCTTTTCAAGTTCGGTTGGCTTGTAGAAGTTCCATTGCAGCATAGGTATCCTCCTTAAAAACGGGAATATATGTTCGTGTATATGGCTGAAAAGAAAAGCCCAGGAGGGCTAAATTTGAGCTATAAAAATCTTTTGACAACATCAACAATTTTGTCTTTATATACAGCGACATCCGAAACACTGCTTATATTAACAGTGGTTTTTGACTCATCGTTAAATTGAATGTATTTATTGGACCCATTAAGACCCAAACGGCAAATCCACTTGCGAATATTGTTATCCAGCAGAACGTTGAAATAGCTTAAATTATCTCTGTAGTTTACTCTGTCAGGGGGTACAATATCGCGCAACAGAAGTTTAATGGTCACATACCCCTCGATTTCCTCCTGGGTTGTTACGACAAGCGGTTCCTCTGCCGTAACGGCAACTTCCTTGGACTGCTGTTGTTCATTCTGATTTTCAGTTTCAGTGTTTGTGTTTGCTAACGCTACTTTTAGCTTATCATTTAACATGTCATTGACGAATTGTTTTAGAGATTTTTTAACAACTCCATTAAACTTTTCCAAAACTTGTTTTGTTTTCTTACCGGAATATATGTCCGTCAATATAAATGCTACAAATTCATCTGATGGATTTTCCCATTGTTTAGCTAGAAACTGCTTAATCTCATTGGTATATTTGAGCTCCGATGCCGTGGTCAAAATATTTTCAATATCAAAATTTTCACGGCGGAACTTGTAAAGCTCAGTTATTTGATTGTCTCGGACATCAAGCAAGTTGAATTCAAAAAACGGAGTGGCATCCATTTTATTTTGCTCTTCAAGATCGGTGTAGAAGCGATAAATGATACCGTTAGTTAAGATAGCAAACTTTGCTTTGGTAGTCCCAAAGTATCGAAATAACTGGGAGTCATGCTTATTAATTTGCTCTTGAACCGATTTTGCTTCGATTAAAATTAGAGGCTCCCCGTTCCTCATGATGGCGTAATCAACTTTTTCCCCTTTTTTTATCCCAACATCTGCAACAAACTCCGGCAAAAACTCCTCAGGGTTAAAAACATCGTAATTCAGCGCTTGAAAAAACGGCATAATGATCGAGGTCTTTGTTGCTTCCTCCGTTTGAATGGTGTCCTTGATTTTCTGTACTCGTTTAGACAGGGACTTTATTAATTCTGGAAAGTTATCCATGTGATTGCACCCTTTCGTACTATTATTGGGCCTTCTTTTGCTCCTGCATCACTCGAATTAATTTCTCGTTTCGCTTTTCTGCTTTCGCGTCATGGATCACCAGCATGGCATGGATTACACCCGGTATGTAAAACAGCAAGCATAAGATTAAATTAAGCAAAGCACTTCCGGGACGCCCAGCAAGAAGGACAGCAACTGGAGGAAGGAAAATAGCTAACAAATATAGCATTATAACACCTACTTTTTTAAATTTTTAATAGCTTCATCAGCAAGGCGAAATATCCATTCGAAACGTCTGATGATTTCCTCCTCCGATAACTCAGATTGTGAATGATGTTTTAAATGGTCAGTCTTTTTTCCTTCCTTAATTCTCTTTATCTTCCTTTGAATGACCTCTAACCGGTCACTAAACTGATATAAAAAATGAACGTAATGGTAGTGCTTGTCCTTTTTTATCAAGTACCCTTTAAATGGAGGGTTTCCATGAGAATCACCGATATCTAATGAATAAGTGTGAGTGTAACATTTTTCGTCTCGCACTTGGTTAAAGTAATCCACGAAAGCCATCCATCGATCGGATTTATCTAGTAGTACCAATTTGAAGTAAATAAGACTAATATCAATATCCTCACACTCATTTTCAGTTAAAAGATGTTTGTAATTGTTGAGGAGACAAAACAATTTTTCAACAAACATTAAACCTTCTTCATAATACCTGGTATACGTAATGGCTTGTGTAACGTAATTCCAGTAGGGGTAAGTGAATAACAATTTAAAAGTTTCAATGGTTTTATTAACATCTCTTGTTTTAAACAATTGTAGAAAATTATCCACAAGTATCTCTCAACTAGCTTTTAATAAATAAAGGCACGCTCTTTTTACTCGCGTGCCATGTTGTCATTGCTTGTTGTTCTCCTCATCGGCCTCTTGTTCAAGTATCTCAATTAGCTTCAACGCCTGCTTTCGGCGCTTCTCATCAAGCTGATCCCACTTGTGGAACATGATGGTGGTAAGCTCATCAGGCTGCTTGTCTTTTTTGGCGGGAGGCGTCGGATCTTCGGTTCTGCCCAACAAATAGTCGACTGAAACCCCAAAGTAATCGGCGATTTTTTCTAAACGTTCACGTCTTGGAGTGTTATCGTCGGACGATTCATAACGCCGGACTGTCGATTCAGGAATATCTAAGGCCGAAGCAAGAACTTCTTGGGTTATCCCCTTTTTCGATCGAAGCTCTTTCAGTCTGTCTTTGAACCCCATTACTATCACGCTCATTTCCTGCCTCCATTCTACAAAAGAATGTTCACAAAATAAACGCTCGTTATTTGAACAAAAAGTATTGACTTGCTCATTTTATGAGCGTATATTGTAAGTGTAAGGTTCAAAAAATGAGCGAAAGAGAGGTGGTAATCATGAAGGAACTTTCCCCTCGCCGAAACTTAATAAAATCTCGTAAAGACCGCGGTATGACGCAAGACGATCTGGCTGCTAAGGCCAATCTTTCGCGGGCAATGCTTTCAAATATTGAGCGAGGGTACACACTTCCGTCACTCTCGACAGCTTATCGAATCGCGAGAGTTTTAAAACGTTCAATCGAATATCTTTTTTTTGAAGATCAAGCTCAAAAAATGAGCGGTGATAAAACAGCCTGAAAGGGCGGCGAAAGGAGGTAAGCAGATGGAGCAACCACTCAACCTGGAGACCTTCCCGCCTCTTCTCAAAATGGATGAGGTCGCCAAGATCCTCCGGGTGGATCGGAAATACGCCTACGAGCTGGCGCGCAGAACCGGCTTTCCGGTCATCAACATTGGATCGGACAAGCGTCCGATGCTGCGGGTTCCGAAGTCGGCACTCATTAACTGGATCGAGCAAGTATATGGCATCACGATGACGGCATAGAGAAGGACAGTGGAAAGGTGGTGAACACGATGTCGATCAACCGTTTTCCGAGCTACGTCCAGGCAGCTGATGAGTTGAAAGCTGCTCTCGTCAACTACGTCCACGAAGTGAAGAATGCCGCACCGGAGTTGGCTCGACAAGCTGATCAACTGATACAAAGCGTGCTGACGCAAGATGTGGTGATTTTCAACCAACTGCGGCAACTTTGCGAGAAAAAGCCCCCGGTGAGCAGCCGAGGGAGCAAAGGAAGATGAGCACAGTTTCATTGTACATCGACAACCAAATCGAAAAGAGGAGAACAGATGGGGAACAGTAACACGCCGGTAAGTCTTTACGCACGGTCGCGGATACATGACATCTGCGAATACGCATTCCGCCACCAAAGAACAGGCGAACAGATGACGTACGAGTCGCTCGGTAAGAAGCTGGGGAGGTCAGCGCGGTGGGTTTCCGATGTGATCAACGGGCGAGCAACACCGCTGAGGGAAGATGCGGAAGCGTTCGTACAAGCCTGCGGCAACCACAGAGCGATCCGAATGCTTAAGCACTTATATGGAGATGCGCCGCCGCCGACCGATCCGCGACTAATGGTGAGCCTGACCGTCGGCCTCTACAACCTCATTAAGCAGTGTGAGGATGTAATCGAGGCAGCCAGGGAAGCAATTGAATGGGAACGCAGAAAGCGTCCGTGGCAGGCGGTCTCACAGGAGGATGAAAGGCTCCTCACTCACTTGGGCAAGCAAATCGAAGATCTGTTCCAAGCCGGTGACGATGTACATATCCTGATGGACGAGAAGTACGGGATAGATCCAGCAATCCATCAGCACAACTGGCTTGTAGAAGCGCGGGCACAGGAGATCATCGTCAGTTGCCCACGCGAGCTGCTGAGGCGCGAAAGGCAGGAAGCACTCATGGCAGGAGGGACAAGCCTATGATGAAGTCCTGGAACGAACGGCTGTTTGAGATTTTGGCGAACACCTACGAGACGGATGCGGTCCCTATGATGAAGCGGCCAGGTGGAAGAGAAGCGGCAGAGGAGTACGTGAACCGGTTGATTGCGTTTCAACTGAAGCTCAAAGCGAAGGGAGAGAAAGGTGCATGAAAGATCTGACAACAGCAGCTGGTGTAATCGAGTTGGTATGTGACGCAGATCGTCCGTTGGGACGCAAGGTGATCACGCTTGGAGAAATGGTTGAACTGGAACACATGGCTGAAAAAGAAACGACCGCCTGCAGCGAACAGACGGCCTGATCAAACTAAAAAATACGGTTACTGGTAGTCTATCATGACTGCCGAAGGAGGACAAGCCCATGAACAAAACACTTTCCTCTCAGATCGCTGATCTACAGCGCGAACTGGCGAATTTGGAACGGGAATTCCGAACCACGGACGACGAGTGGCGCGCGGTGGATGTGGAATACGTCAGACTGAAACGTCTGCGCGAAGAGTTGGATGCGCATAAGCGAGATTTAGCAAATGAGATCGAGTGGCGTATCAGGGAGTTGACCGCGCTGCAGGAGGCGAATCGACATGCAGCCATTGCCTGATTTTCCGGAGCACGTCGAACGGACGGAACCCATTCGGCAGCGTCACCTGCAGGTACTTGCCTTTGATGTTGGCAACGATGATCTGGAGTGGACAATCCGGGACGTTATCGAGGAGTTGGAATACCTGGTCGATATGCAGGCGACGATGAGCCGATCGGAGTTTCGGGAAGCAGTACGGGATCAAGCAAAGAGGTTAATTGGATAGTCGAAACCGGGGCCCCGGCCTCGGTCGCAGGGAGTTGACCGTCCCTGCCTGATGAGACAGGTCGTACATATAGGAGGCAAAACGGGAGCGCCCAGGGAGGCGCGCGGCTGTCGGAGAGGTAGGGCCGGCGGCGGCCTCGTGACAAAACGAAAGGGGGTGAAACTGGTGGAAGTGGATAAGCTTCATCAAGTAATAAGTGATCTGGAGGACGTTCGGATCGAGCTCGAAAACCTAAAGCGGGACACCGACGATACCCGAAGAGTTACGTCGGAAATCCTCAAAGCGTTTGCAGATTTTCATGCTAAACACCTAAACGACTTAATCGATGCGATCAATAAGGCTGAAGAAAACATCGCAAGATTCATTGATGAAAATGAATAAGACCCAGCACTGGCACGCTGAGTCTCGGTCGATAAGCATCGATTGGGAATCGTACTTCAATCGTAGCGTATCGGCCTCCAAAAGACAAGAGGAGGGGTTTACATGGCAGTTGCCATTGCTTCAACAAAAGATATGGATCGGGCACTTTGGCTTCAGTTCCGCCGCAAGGGGATCGGCGGCTCGGACGCCGCTGCAATCGCCGGGCTGAGCAAGTGGAAGTCACCGGTGGCTGTATATCTTGAAAAAACTGGACAAGCGCCTCTGGAAGAATTACAGAGCGAATCGGCATACTTCGGAACAATCCTGGAAGACGTGGTCGCTCAGGAATTTACGCGCCGGACAAGCTTGAAGGTGAAACGCCGCAATGCAATCCTGCAGCACCCGGATTTTCCGTTCATGCTCGCCAACGTTGACCGATTGATCGTAGGTGAACGCGCTGGATTGGAGTGCAAAACAGCCAACGAATACCTGAAGGGCGAGTGGGAAGGCCAAGAAATCCCTGCTCCATACCTGCTCCAGTGTCAGCACTACATGGCGGTAACAGGTTATGAGGCTTGGTGGATCGCCGTACTGATCGGCGGCAATAAGTTCGTCTACAAACGTATCGAACGAGACGAAGAGATTATCCAGTACCTGATCAAACTGGAATCCGACTTCTGGCATAACCACGTGGTGCCGCAAGTTCCGCCGATGGTGGACGGTTCAGAAGCCTCAACCACACTTCTGAAAACCATGTATCCAATTGGGGAGCCAGAAAGCGAGACCGAACTACCTTTAGAGGCGGACATGCTCCTTGAACAACTAGAACTGGCGAAGCAGGAAGAGAAGGCAGCGGGCGAACGCGTCGCGGAGCTGGAGAACCGCCTAAAAGCCATGCTGGGTGAATACGAAACCGGGACCGCTAGTCACCATGTTGTCACTTGGAAGAACGTTACCACGAATCGTCTCGATAGCAAGGCACTGCAAAAAGACCACCCGGAGATCTATCAAAAGTACCTGAAACCTTCGTTTTCACGCAGATTTAGCGTGAAAGCAGTGTAAGGAGGGAGGAGTCACATGGCAACCAATCAAGACGTAAAGAATCAACTGGCAAACAGGGCCAATCAACCGGCCCAACAGCCGCAGTCGCCTGAGCAAACTATCGCGGCATATCTGAAACGCATGGCACCGGAGATCGAAAAGGCGCTGCCATCCCACATGAATGCGGACCGGATGGCACGGATCGCACTTACCACCATCCGTACTACACCGAAGCTACTGGAATGTAATGTACCATCTCTACTCGGGGCGGTCATGCAGGCCGCGCAGCTGGGACTTGAGCCTGGCCTTATCGGCCACTGCTATATCATCCCATATGGGAAAGAAGCGCAATTCATCATCGGTTACAAAGGTATGATCGATCTGGCCCGGCGCAGCGGAAACATCGAAAGCATCTACGCTCACTGCGTATACGAGGCGGATGAGTTTGATTACGAGCTGGGCCTGCATCCAAAGTTGCACCACAAACCGGCAACCGGTCGGCGCGGTGAAATGAAGTACGTCTACGCTGTCGCCCATTTCAAGGACGGCGGCTATCAGTTCGAAGTGATGGACAAAGAGGAGATCGAGAAGCGCCGATCTCGCTCGAAAGCTGCCAAGAACGGACCTTGGGTCACGGATTACGAGGAAATGGCGAAAAAAACGGTTATCCGCCATATGTGGAAGTACCTGCCGATCAGTGTGGAGATCCAGCAGCAGGCAGCCCAGGATGAAGTGGTTCGGAAGGATCTTGCCAGTGAGCCGGTCAGCGTATACAGTGACGCGATTGACATCAATATCTCGGCGGCGGAGTCGATTCCTGCGGATGAGGAAAAGAAAGAAGCTGACCCAACCGAGAGTGGCTCACTGTTCGAATGAGCGAACCCAATGGTTTCTGCTCCCCGATATGTACCGCACTATAGGCAATCCCGAAACACTGAAACGTTTCGCTGCAGCCTACATGGAGCGGTACTATCCGGAGTGGAGGCCAATCAAGATCAACAATTACAGAGTTTTGGCGGAGAGGCGAGGTGAGGACGGTTGAATTACATACGTGAGCTTAACGCTTTTATAGATTGGCTCGAAATAAATCCGTTGGAAGCAATTACACAAACTTTGTGGTTCCACCTTATGGCAATCGCAAACAAGAGTAATTGGCCGGAGTGGTTTACGGTAGCCAATCTAACATTACAAGCGAAGCTCGGCGTCTCAGAAAACACATTAAACAAGCATCGTCTCTTCCTCATCCAAAAGGGTCGGATTGAATACAAATCGCAGGGGAAACAAAAAGCAGGTAAGTACAGGATTGTTCCTTTCCACACTCCAGTTCCTACCTCAAAAAATCAGGTAAACCTTGAGGTAAGCAATAGTTTTACCTCAAATTTTGAGGCAGATCGTGAGGTACTTCGTGAGGTAAACCTTGCGGCAAACCGTAAGGTAAACTCTGCGGCATTATATAAACTAAACAATACAAAACAAAACGAAACAGAAAATACTCTCTCTACGCCTGCGCGAGAAAACTTCCTCCCCATGATTAACGAGTTGAAGATCAAGTGTAGGGGAGTGCGCGATATCGAGGAGTTAGAGGCCTATCTCGGGCTCATGGAGCCAGATCTTATCCGGGAAGCCTTAAAGCGGGCTGAGAGAAAAAGTGTCGCCTATGCGTTGAGGATTCTTGCCGACTGGAATGAGGACAAGATTTTAACGGTTCAAAAGCTTCGGGAGAGTGAAGCGTCGCGTCCAACAGGTACTGGCGGACGCCGAGACAAAGTCGTTCATATGGACAAGCTCCCCGCATCTGTTCAACGCCAACTCGAAAAGGAAAAAGCCGGCGTCTACGCTGCGAAACCGCAAGAAACACGCACAGTAATGGACGATCCCGAGCTTGCTGCTATGCTTCGTGATCTTCGCGAACGAAAGAGTTCGGGCGGATGAAACGACTGCGTGGAGAGAAGACAGAGGAGGAACCGATTATGCAAGAACTCCAGAACGTTTTTAGCTTTCAGGAAAAACAGGTGCGGGTTGTTGTGAAAGACGGCGAGCCGTGGTTCGTGGCAAAAGATGTGTGCGAGCCACTTGGATTAGAGAACGTGAGCCTGGCAATCAATGGTCGAGCCGATCGTCCTGACAGCGGTCTCGACCCAGACGAAAAGGGGCTTGCCATTGTCAATACCCCTGGAGGACCGCAGGAGATGGCGGTTGTTAACGAACCCGGTCTCTACAGCTTGGTGATGAAGAGTCGGAAGCCGGAAGCGAAAGCCTTCAAGCGTTGGATCACCCATGAAGTCATTCCGTCGATCCGCAAGCACGGTATGTACGCCAAAGACGAGTTGCTCGACAATCCAGACCTGTTGCTGGATGTTGTGTCCAAGCTCAAAGAAGAACGGGACAAGCGGATTGCTGCAGAAAGGCGCATTGAACTGGATCGTCCCAAAGTGATCTTTGCTGAAGCGCTGGAGACGTCGAACACGAGCATCCTGATCGGTGAGTTGGCAAAAATCCTGAAACAAAACGGCATCGACATCGGTCAGAATCGACTTTTCGCTCTTCTCAGGGAGCAAGGGTATCTTGGACGCAAAGGCGAGTATTACAACATGCCGACCCAGCGATCCATGGATCTGGGACTGTTTGAGATCAAGACACGGACGATCAACAACCCGGACGGCAGCGTGCGTGTCACCAAGACAACAAAAGTTACAGGCAAGGGTCAAATGTACTTTGTGAACAAGTTCAAAAATGAAAAGTGTCCGGCATAGGACGGGAGGGAAGAGACATGAAATTGTTGCAGGAAGTGTTGATGAGCAAGCTATTGCGGCACGGAATAACCGAAGCGTGCGGTAAGCCGTTGGAGAAAGCCAGCATAGACGAACTGATGGACGAATGGCACCGTTATGAAGCGCAGCGGAACGGCAAGCGGTCGGCGTAAGGGGAATGAATCATGAGTGGAGTAAAAGTGTTGCGCCTCATCATCCCCGGTAACCCGCCGACGTTAAACCATGTGTATCGAAACGTGGCAGTCAATCGGCGGATCACCACGCGAGACGGACAGAAATGGGTTAGAGACGTGCAAATGCTGGCCCAGGCGGCCATCAACCAGCAAGGCTGGCAAAAGAGTACAGACGAAAAGCTAGTCGCCGAGGTGATGATCTACTGGCCGACCCGCCGCAAACGAGACGTGGAGAACGTCGGTAAGCTCTTGTGGGACGCTTTGGAGGGCATAGTCTACGAAAACGACCAGTGGCTGCTACCGCGGTACATAGACTTCCAGGTGGACAAAGCAAACCCGCGAGTTGAGATCAAGTTTTACCTGTTGGGGGAGGGAGCCGCATGAGTACATCAAACGACTATTTTGCTGGTCCTGAAGGAATTTTGAATCGGAACAAGCTGAAAGGTAGCCCCGCTGGTGATGTAAAAACCTACCACCTGAGCGAGGAAGAAAGAAAGCAGTTGATTGAAAAGTACGGTCCCGTACTGAGAAAACGAATTAGCAAGACCACGATTATTCGAGACTTCGACCGAAACATTGGCAGCTACCATGGATAGGCACGGCCATCGCCACCAAACAGTTCCCGGACGTGGCGGTAAACACGGACATGTAAGTCGGGGAAGACGACAGCGACTTCGCCATTGGTCAGTTGTAAGCAGGCAATTTGTTCGAGTGTAAACGGGATTTCCCTGCTTGCTAAGGTCTCGCGTAGGTAGCTGAGTTCACTCCATGGTACCGAGTAGTAAAACGACTTTTTCATATGCTCACGCTCCTTTATTTCAACCTAACACGGAGAGTTGGGACAAAAAAGAAGGTGGGGTCAGAGTACGATTTCAGTCTGTAGGGTGGGAACACACGCTCAATTATTTAAAATTTAAAACCCTTCCAGAAAATGAGGGCAGCAAGAGCAAAAAAAATAAGTGAAGCAAAAAGATGAACCCATGATCTTTTGAAAATTGAAGCAACTAAAAGTGAAATTCCAATAACGAAAAACCCAACTGGGATAAGTATTAATCCGGAAACAATATACCAACCGATTTCTTCACCGAACATTAATTAGTCACCCCTATCGTCATTTGAAAAATTATACTATTTGGTCCAGGGTGAACGGTACCAAAGACATAAACACAACTCGCAATGTGGGAAGAGAGGAGAGGCCGAATGCGGTTCACAAGAGAAATCATCGTCGACAACTTTGCCGGCGGCGGCGGGGCATCGACGGGAATTGAAATGGCAACGGGACGATCGGTTAACATCGCGATCAACCACGACCCGGCAGCGATCGCCATGCACCGCGCGAACCATCCAGAAACGGAGCACTACTGTGAATCAGTGTGGGACGTGGATCCTCGCGAGGTAACCCGGGGCCGCCCGGTGGGGCTATGCTGGCTGTCCCCGGACTGCACCCACTTCTCCAAAGCAAAGGGCGGGAAGCCCCGGGAAAAGAAAATCCGCGGGCTCGCATGGGTGGCACTCCGGTGGGCGGCAACGGTCCGGCCACGGGTGATCATGCTGGAGAACGTCGAGGAGTTCACAACCTGGGGGCCACTCGATAAAGACGGATACCCGGATCCTAAGCAAAAGGGGAGAACGTTCCGAACCTTTGTGAATGCGCTGCGCCGGCAAGGGTATCAGGTTGATTGGCGGGAACTGCGCGCGTGCGACTACGGGGCCCCGACCATCCGAAAGCGGTTGTTCCTGATCGCCCGGTGTGATGGACGCCCGATCGTCTGGCCGGAGCCGACTCACGGGGATCCGGAGAGCGCCGCGGTGAAGAGTGGGAAGCTGAAACCTTGGCGAACGGCTGCTGAGATCATCGACTGGTCGCTGCCGTGTCCGTCGATCTTCGAGCGGAAGAAACCGTTGGCGGAGAACACGCTGCGCAGGATTGCCCGGGGGATTCAAAGATTCGTGGTCGAAAACCCGCGCCCGTTCATTGTGCGAATCGGTCAGACCGGTTTTGGTGGAGATCGGCTGCAATACCAGATTGATCAGCCACTGACCACGATCACAACGAAAGCGGAGCATCTGCTGATCGCACCGGTGATTGCCCGGCAATTCGGCCAATCGACCGGACACGGAGCGGATGATCCACTCGGCACCATTACTGCCGGAGGTATGGGGAAAAGTCAGCTGGTCGCGGCGTTCCTGTCCAGTTACTACGGAGAGACATCACCGGGGGAGGCCCGGGGATCCCGACTGGACGAACCTGCGCACACCGTAACAGCGGGTGGCAACCGGTTCGCCCTGGTGACAAGCCACCTGGTGAAGATGCGCGGGACTAACATTGGGCAGCCGGCGACGGAACCATTGCAGACTATCACGGCTGGCGGGAACCACTTCGGCGAAGTCAGGGCGTTCCTCATGGCGTACTACGGGACCGGAGTTGGTCAGACGCTGTACGAGCCATTACACACCGTGGTGACCAAAGATCGGTTCGGACTGGTCACGGTACATGGCCGCGAATACCAGATCGTTGACATCGGAATGCGGATGCTGGAGCCACACGAGCTGTTCGCCGCCCAGGGATTCCCCGACACCTACATCATCGACCGGGATGCCGACGGCAAGTCTTACCCGAAATCAGCGCAGGTTGCACGCTGCGGAAACTCTGTGCCACCGCCGTTCGCCGAGGCACTTGTCAGGGCAAACTTGCCGGAATATTGCACTGGTACCGGTAACGCAGCGGCGTTCGAACGATACAAGCAGCCGATCGGCCAGATGGCGCTGACGGTTTAACCGGTGATAAAAATTGTGCAATGCGGTAAGAGGGGGTGTAGCGATTGTCATGGACGTTGATTAACAAAGGCGACCACAGGGCGCTCTCTCTGGCCGACAGGCACTACACCCGCCAGAAACCCGGTAGCAACCAGTTTTGTCGTCCAGGGAGGAACCTTGTTCTTCTCACTGAGGATGAAAAAGCTCTCTGGGTTACTTGGAACGGCATTAGGGACGATGGCTGGGACGCTTGGGAATGCACCTTATTCCGGAATGAGGGAAACTACCTCTCAAGCCACCTGATCGTGTTGGCGCTGGGGATTACACGGCACCTTTGGGGAGAGCCGCCGACAGATGGGATCATCACCTACGTGGGCGAGCATTTACGCGGCGGATGTTTCCACGCGGCAGGATTCCGGAAAGCGGGTATGAGCAAAAGCGGAAAACTTCTGCTGCAGCTCTCCCCCGATCGGTTCCCGCCCATGATGATACCTGCCGAAGATGGACTATTCAGGCATGAAGCAATTGTGATTTAA